GAGGTTCTCCTGGAAATGGTCTTTCAATTTTAACATCATTAGGATTAAGGCAATATAGTTCTACTACCTCACCCATGTCATCTCTAACTGTTAGGACATATGCATTTCCATGTAGGTGTAGGGATGTGATTATTTGTTCAATAAACTCTAATCTTGTTGATTCTGGATTAGGCTTATTAATCCATTCAGGTTGACTTCCATATACCGCCGAATAAGAAATACGATTGCGGCCTCTGCGTACATAAGCACCCATTGGCAAAGATGAGACGGTATCGCCAAGTAATCTTACACATGAATAAACAGTAGAAATTCGTAGAGCAGAGTCAGCATCTACATAGACACCAGCATTTGCTACGCCATATAGTGGTCTTGGTGGAATCAGAGGTTCAATATATTGGTTATTGCCCTGTCGTTGTTCACCAGATGCCTTTAATCTTTTAGATAGACTCATGTTAACCTATTCTCCTTATGGCCATGTTGATATTGCTACTCTCTTCCAAGTATTTGTTGCTGTGCAGATATAGATATAATCTGTATCCCACGCTATTTCTCCTTGAGTGCCAGCAGCACCAGCAGTTGCAGGAGTCTTGCTCTTAATGATTAAGTCACCATTAATTTGTACATTTCCAGCAGTTCCACCAGTACCATCAAATGTACCTTTAATTAATGGAGTAGCAGTATTTGTATTGGATATAATTAAATTATTGTTGCCTGTTGAATTTTGTCCAGCCTGATAACCAATAAGAACATTGTTATCACCAACATTGTTTTCTCCAGCCTGATATCCAAGATATGTATTACGGCCTCCATTACCAGAGTTAAATCCTGCTCTAAATCCAAGTGCAGTATTTGCAGTACCTCTACCATTAGACTGTAGAGCACCTCTACCAATACCTGTGTTTCCTTGGCTTGTTGTTACTGTAGCAACTGGTACGCTAAATCCTGTTCCTGTCAAAAGACCAGCAGGAGCAGCACCAGCATTAATTGCTAACACATCTCCAGCAACCCAACCAGTTCCAGCATTATTAATAGTAGCAGCAGTTACTGTTCCACCTGATACTGTTATATCAAGAGTTGTAGTAGCGTTTACTCTTCCATTAAGACCTGTAAGACCTGTAACAATTACTTGTACACCAGGATAAACTCCATCAGTATAGCCAGATCCACCTGTAATTGCTCCAAGTGTTAAAAGACCTGTTCCTGGGAATTGTCCAGCACCCTGACCAACATAAAGGTTGTCTGTTCCTGATCCTATTGCTGAACCTGCAGCAGCACCAATACCAACATTTGCAATACCAGTAATTGATCCTCTTAATGAATTAGTACCAAGTGCTTGACCAGAACCTGAAACAGTATATTGTGCTGCTTGGAATCCAACGGAAGTTAAACCTGCAGTTGTTGCTGCAGAACCTGCATTAGTTCCAATTGCTACATTGGCCTGTAAGTTTGTTGAAGTCTGTAATGCGCCAACCCCAATAGCAATTTGATTAGAACCAACTGTATTGTTAAACATTGCGTTATTTCCAACAGCAATATTGTTGCTACCTGTTGTATTTTTATTCAATGCTCCTGGACCATTACCAAGATTGGAAACACCAGTAGTATTTAATTCTAATGTACCGTTTCCAAATGCAAAGTTTTGGCTACCAGTTGTATTAGCATTTAGTGCATTATTACCAATAGCAAGGTTATTACCACCTGTATTACTGCTTGCAAGAGCAGAATTACCAATAGCAATGTTGTTACCTGATGTTGTGTTATTGAACAATGCAAAAGCACCAATAGCAATATTGCTACCACCAGTAGTGGTATTAACTAAAGCATTTCGCCCAATTGCAATTATATTTGGTGCAGTAGTAAGTCGTGCAGCAAATGCACCAATAGCAATGTTACCATCTTGAGTATTATTTTGTAATGTTGCTACTCCGATTGCGACATTGTTACCTGATGTTGTAACTCCATCCATTGAACCAGATCCAATAGCAACATTGTTAACACCAGTTGTATTGTTAAATAGTACAGCCTGACCAATTGCGATATTATCGCTTCCAGTGTTGTTCTGTAGAGCAGAAGCACCGATTGCAGTATTGCTATTTCCAATCACATTTGTTAAAAGTGCATTTGAACCAATTGCAGTATTACGAGCACCTGTTGTAGTATTTAGTAGAGCATTTCCACCAATTGCTAAATTTTGTGTTCCAGTTGAATTGTTTCTTAGAGCGTTTGCTCCAATTGCAACAAGATCACTAACTGTTGAATTAAATTCCAATGCAGAGCCACCAACAGCAAGGTTGCTTGCTCCTGTAGTATTATTTGCTAATGCTCCAGTTCCAATAGCAACATTGTTAGTTGCTGTTGTGTTAGCATTTAAAGCATTTGTACCAATACCAACATTTTGATTTGCTTGATTATTTTTTAGAGCACCGCTACCAATTGCTACAACATTTGTAACGCTATTATTTTGTTGTGCTTGGAATCCAATAGCAATATTGTCCGAACCTGTTGTATTGTTCTCTAAAGCCTCAGAACCTATGGCGGTATTGCGAGCACCAGCAGTGTTATAAGAAAGCGTTTGATATCCTACAGCAGTATTATCGTTCTGTTGGTTATCATACAAAGCCTCATAACCAACTGCAGTATTTCTGGCACCTGCAGTATTAAGAAGTAGTGCTGCTGCACCTATAGCAACATTGCCTGTTCCTGTTGAGTTATTTTTAAGTGCTTCATATCCAACAGCAGTAATAAAGTTTGCAGTATTAAATTCAAGTGCTCTGGTTCCAATACCAGTGTTGTTATTTGCAGTTGTTCCTAATCTTAATACACCAGGACCAATAGCAGTATTGTTTGCTCCTGTAGTATTAGAGTCTAAAGAACTATTACCAATAGCAATATTGCTTCCACCACTTGTATTATTTTGAAGTGCTGCTCCACCAATTGCAATATTGTTGTTACCAGTGGTGTTATCCATCAAAGTAAAGTTACCAATAGCAACATTGTCTTCACCTGCTGTACCAAATCGCATTGAGTCAGCACCAATTGCAATGTTGTTTCTTGCAGTAGTTGCATTTTCTAATGCACGAGATCCAATTGATGTGTTTTGATCACCTGTAGTTAATGCTTGTAATCCACCTGCTGGACCAAATCGTAAATTACCAAAACCAGAACCTGTTCCAGTATTAATATTAATTCCTTGAACAATCATTCCACTTACAATTTGTGGTGTGCCGTTGTTTAATACAAATATATCTCCAGTACCAGTTTTATTTGCAGCATTAATAGAAGATGTACTTGACACAGATAGAATAGGTCCTGCAGTTAGGTCAGTTACTCCAGCACCTGTAGGTCCAGTAGCACCAGTAGCACCAGTGGCACCAGTGGCACCAGAAGGTCCAACCTGTGTATTCATAACCTGAGTTGCAGTAAAGATTATAGAAGGAATTGAAGGATTATTTACACCTGCTGCCATGTAATCTAATGATACTTGTGTAGATGTTGTTTCCCAGAATAGTTCAATATAGTCATTTGCAGCAAGATCTAAAACAAGATTGACGGTTCCAATAATATTTCCATCTATGCCACCATGTTTATTAATGACTGAGAATTTGCTATCAGAATCAGGAATATTTGTTCCATTTTTCTTGAACCAAACATTTGTATCATGAATCTGAGTATCAGCATTTGTAAATTGAATTGAATATATAAGGCTATAAACACCAGCATTTGCAAATGTAACTCTGCTATTTGATACTACAGAAACTCCATTACTTGATGGATCTGTATTATTGAGAGTAATAGCGTATGGAGTATTTATTGCTGCCGCCGTCTGATCCTGTGTAGACCAGAAACTACCCCAATAGCCCAAAGCACCACCAGGTCCAGTTGGACCAGTCGCTCCTGCAGGTCCAGTTGGTCCTGTAGGTCCAGTCGCACCAGTAACTCCAGCACCAGTTGGTCCTGTGGCTCCAGTAACTCCTGTAGCACCTATAATACCTGTCGCTCCTGTAGGTCCAGTTGCTCCTGTAGGTCCTGTGGCACCAGTTGCGCCAGCAGTTCCTGAAAGACCATTTAAGAATATGTTCCATGAAGACTTAGGTCCAGGTCCAAATATAGAATTGACCATGAAGATGCTCATAGCACCAGTGCTTACATTGTAAGAATTACATACGAATTCAATTACAACTGTCTGATCAGTTGAATACAATCTACCAGTGTTTCCTGATACCCATGCTAATCCTGGCTGTGTTGTTATGCTTACTGATGTGAATGGAACATAGGTAACAGTGTTTGTAGATGTTCCTGTAAATGTAAATTGAGGACCAGTGGCACCAGTTGCTCCAGTTGAGCCAGTTGCTCCAGTAGCACCAGTAGGACCAATGTCTCCAGTTGCACCAGTTGGGCCTGTAGCACCAATTGGTCCAGTAACTCCTGTAGGGCCAACATCTCCTGTGACTCCTTGAGGTCCAGTTGGGCCAGTAGCACCAACAGGGCCAGTAACGCCAGTTGGACCAACATCACCAGTAACTCCTTGTGGGCCAGTTGCACCAGTAGGACCAGCAATACCAACGGCACCTGCAAGATTAACACTCCAAGATGCGTATGTTCCAGTACCTGTAAATGAGGTTACTGTAAAAATTAATGTTCCTGCTGAATATGAAGTTACATCGCCAATCATTAAATTATTTGCGTCATATGCAACTACTACTGTCTGTCCAATAGAGTAATCAACATTTGGATCTGCAAGGGTAAATGTTTTGCTACCGCTTCCAATTGCTACAGAACTTGTAGATGTTGTTGCGTATCTATCGCCATCTGCTCCTGAAACACCAGTGGGACCAGTAGAACCTGTGGCTCCAACAGGACCAGTTGCTCCAGTAGGGCCTGTGTCTCCAGTAACGCCTTGCGGTCCAGTGACTCCTGTTGCTCCTACAGGACCAGTATTACCAGTTGGTCCAACATCGCCTGTAACGCCTTGAGGTCCAGTTGCTCCAACAGGTCCAGTTGCTCCAATAGGTCCAGTTGGACCAGTAGAGCCAGTAGGACCAGTGCTTCCAGTAGGTCCAGTAGATCCTGTCGCACCTGCAGGGCCAGTTGGTCCAGTAGAACCAGTTGGTCCAATACTTCCTTGAGGACCAGGTGCAGTAACTGTAACAATGTTATTTATTTCATCAACTGTAACAACATTGTTTATCTCTGTGACATTAACATTAGGCATTGAGTGTCACCTGTGGCCTTACGGTCATAGAACCTTGAATTAATCTTGTAACAACTCCGCCATTTGTAATTTCTAAATCGTAAACATAAATTCCGCCTTCAATAAGGCCAGTCTGTGTTGTTGTGGCGGTAAGGGCAAGAGTTCCTGTTAGTGGAGTAATAACAATTCCCTGACCTCCAGTTGCTAAAGTCAAAACGGCAGTTGGAGAATCATATTTACGACGAATTTGCATACGAGCAGTATATCCAGTTAGGTCAATTGGATTGCCGTTAGAGTCATCATAAACAACAGTAAGAGTCCATTGTGCTCCTTGATCCATGGTTGCATTATAAATACCTGCGATTGCCATGTTACTCCTTCTCCGTTATATATACTAAAAAAGTACCTAATGCTATAAAAGCAATAGGCATTGAAATCAAATAAAGTCCATAAGTTGCCAGACCTACACCCGCTATTTCTGTCAATAGTGACCAATCTATTTTAGGCTTCTTCATTATTCTCCTTATACGAAGTGTATTCTTGGTACAACTGGCTTTGGTTTAGGTGCTGTTGCCCTATCATAGCCAAATATTGCTGCTACTGCAGCGTCAATCTTTCTTTTATTAGTAGCCTTGGCTACCATTAGACCTCTTGATGAAGTCTTTGTTACTGTGTTTGCTATGTGTCTGGCTAATCTTGGATCACCATCGTGGGTAAATGATTGATTCATAATTGCCTCATAAAACTTTTGAGTCGCAGGTACCATACGCTCTGCTGAGTTAGGGTAGGAAATGATAGGCATACCTTGCTCTTCAAGAATCATAAATGTTCTGGCCCATCTTGCAGGATCAAAACAAATCTCAATTGTATTGGTGTCTTTATCTCTATAGGCATCAATAATTGTTTTCTCTACCTCTGCAATTGGAACAGTCCACATAGGATCTGGATCTACCTCTGGTATCTCCCATAAGCCTACTATCTTTAGGTGAGGCTTTTCTCCACCTAAGTACCATCCAATTATAGCAGTTGCATCGTTAGAAAAAGACCCATCAAACGCCAGGACTACATCTTCACCTTTAATAACCCCACGATTCTTAAGTGTCAATGCTTCCCAAGCGTCTGAGGGAATCCATGCTTGGCCTGTGCTTACCCACATATTGAGTCGTTTAGTTTTAAACTCATTTTCAGGAGTAAGTAATACAGCAGATTCCATATCTTCAGGAGATAATATGTCTCCAAAAGAAGGATTTGCTAAGTGCCAATTCTCAGGATCCTTGTAATTTAATTTATCATTGCCTTGCCACCATGCAAAAAAGAAGGAAGGATCTTCAACTTCACCTTTTGCTATTTGTACTCCACGATTGTACATATCGTAGCAGACAGAATCTTTACCATTTGAATCATATTTTGAACCAGCCGTAGTAATTGCTACAAGCATTGGTTCTTCACGAGCACCCATAGATAGAGATAAAACATCATAGAGTTCTCTATTTGGTTGTGCATGTAATTCGTCTATAACAATAAAAGTAGAGTTTAAGCCTTCTTTGGTGTATGCTTCCGATGATAAGGCTCTATAAACAGATCCTGTAAGTGGATTATAAATTGTATTCTGATAAACTTCAAGTATATTCTTTAATTCTGGTTCAAGTTCAATCATCTTCTTTACTGTCTTGAAGATAATTCTGGCTTGTTCTTTATCTGCCGCCGCAGAATAAATCTGACCACCACTAACACCTAAAACTAATTGCTCTAAAACAAGGGAAGCAATAAGGGCTGACTTTCCATTCTTACGAGCAATGCCAATTAAGGCACGACGGTGTTTGAGTAATCCATCTTCTCTTTGAGCATACAAATGTAGCAAGAGGTCTTTCTGCCAAGGTCTAAGAATAAATTTATCGCCAGTCTTACCAGCAATAGAGTCTTCTGTTAAATGGCAGAGAGTCTCAATAAAGTCTATGACTTCATATCCACGAGTGTTGCCTAACTCAGTTTCTGAAACAGGTGAAAGATATGTAGGTGGCCAAGCCATGTCAACCTCTAAATGCTAACGACAGCCTGCTCTTTTCAAAGTCAATCTCTATGATCTCTACTTCTACTTCTTGACCAACAGTAAATTGATCAGGCGTTAGTTCACCCATCTTTGATTTGTGGACCAAACCAGCAAGCAGACTTATTTCAACAAAAACTCCATATTCAGTTATTCCTGATATTTTGCCTTTATGGATTTGGCCTACTGCTAATTTGGCAAATTCTATTTGCTTATCTTCCTTTTGCATTTTCTCAATAAGAGTGCGGCGATTTAGAACTATGCTTCCTTTAGCCCTATCAATTGATTGAATTAGGAATTCGGCTTCATGGCCAATGTAGCCAGAAAAGTCTGTAACTCTATTTGTATCTACTAAAGATCCTGGCAAAAAGGCCTTAACACCAATATCAACAATTAATCCACCTTTGACCATTTTAATGGCTTTACCTATAACAGGTATGGATAATTCATACTTATTTTGAAGGTCATTCCAAATGGCTTCAATTTCATTCTGTTTCAAGGATAGTATGTATTGGCCTTCTTCGGTCTTATTTAAGACTACCGCTTCAACTACCTGCCCAATTTGGACTACTTCGTGAATATTAACATTCTTCTTATTAGTCAATTCAGACTTAGGCACAAAGGCTTCGCTTTTATCGCCAATATCTACGAGCACTCCATCACGATCTATTTGGACTATGGTTCCAGATACTGGTTGGCCATGTGTAAAGTATTTGATGGATGCGTCTATGGCAGCGAGAAAGTCTTCTGCTGTGCCAATGTCATTAATTGCTACTTGTTTCATTATTTTGTGTAACCCCTGTTTCTACGATTATCGTTTCTGGCTCTAAAGCCTTGGCACGATTAGCCCTTCTTTCCAAAAGCAAGTCAATAGATGTTGCAGCCTTGACTTCTGCTACTCCCAAGCGAGATCTGGCAATGGGATTAAAGCCTAAATCTGTTAGTGCATCTGTGTAGGCTTTGTTAACTGCCACAAACGCTTTAGCATCAGCAGATTCAAGGGTAGCCATATATTTATTTCTTGCTGCCTCTGATGCATCCGCCAAGAAAGCAGCATTGGAAATTGCATCAATATCAGTAATTGGTGATAACCATGTTACAGCCATGGCCCAGGCCCTGTCCCAAAGTTTTTTACCCTGCTCGCCAAGAGTATCAGGATAAGGTGGGATCTCTTTTGCCATGGGCAAATGCGTAATATTGTTCAAATCTGGTAAAGGTCTTTGCCCTGGATTGCCCAACAATCTTTTAAGTTCCGTTGGTTTTGGTGGTCTTCCTGCCGTCATTTTTTGTGCGTCTCCAATGTCCGTTTTGCGTATCTTGTACATAATTATATCATTTCTGTAATATCGCAGAGATATACAGAACAGGGCAGTCGGGGTTGACTACAGTTTTGCATACGCAGAAAAATACCTATACCCAGAAATGCCAGCACAGGGTGCCAGTAATGGAAGTGTTTTTATATATTTAATCTTAAGTATTACTTAACTAAATTAACCTTTACTTGAATTACATTTCCTGCAAAGAACCATTATATTTTCTAATATATTACTTCCGCCATTAGCCAGACTTAATATATGATCCGCCGTCAGGTCATTTTTGCTTCCGCATCTTGAACACCAAGGTTGTAATTGTCTTGCTAATCTACTTAGTTTGTGCCATTCATAATCATATTGTTTATTGCGTTCTTTTCTTTTTGGATCTTTGGCTTCTATGGCTGCCCTACAGTCCCTACATGCTGACCCTCGTGATACCACTCCACAGTACAGGCAGGGAGTATTAAACTTCTTCATATTTATTTTATTATTATTCTAATTCTTTATTATTATTTATTTCCTCTATGGCACATTCTTCACAATCATGGTCTTGTTCTATTTCTAATTCATACTTAACCATAGCACCCATATGGGCATTCATTAATGTTAGGGCAGATATGACTCCTCTATTCAATAGGGATTCAACACCATCAAATGATAACTTCTCATCTGTTTCTATATGGACTTGAGCAGGACCTACAACTAAATGCATATTGTACATATGGTTATTCCTTTATTAGTATTGATTGGCTATCTCTATCTACCGCCAGATTTTGGGTAGGCTCCGCACTATCGTTACCCATTTTATCACATAAATCAAAAACTCGCAACTTCATTCCTAACTTTGACGATAGCAGAAATATCATAGAGTCCATTCCTCTTGGGTATGTCATAGGTATCTACAACCTTTAGGACTGCCCTCTTGGTCATATTCAGCCATAGGCAGATAGCCTCAAGATCTAACCAGAACCTCTTATTGGGATTATTCATAGCCAATAGCAAGACCTGATAGAGTGTCCAAGAACCCTTACATTT